TATGTGTGAGAGCAGCTCTTAAACCGATGCTATTTTGGAAATCTTGGATTTATGAATCAATGATGATGCCTTCTGGATGGTATGGAACTGCAGAGTTCAATACTATTTATAATTCATGGCTCAATAGACATTGCTTTAAGCATGCAACGCAAGAATTAGGATTAGATTTGAATTATGATGATTATAATAGATTTGCAGCTTTAGGTGATGACCTTTGGAATGCCGTTTCACAAATGTTGGAAAATGGAGAATGGGATGCTATAAAACTTCGAGATATGGCACAGAAGTTGTTTGGACTCACAATGACTTCTGCGGATAAAGGCAAGGAACTTAAGCCTTTCTATCAATTGGAAACTGAAGATTGGGACGACTCGAAAGCCCAGTTTTTAAAGCGACAATCAAGAGTGAATGGGGGATTAATTTTTCCTATTTTATCTATGGAATCCATACATGGTATGTGTTTATATGTTAGGCCTGACAAAGATAGATCGAAAGATCTTTGCACAAAGGAAAACATTGAAACAGCCCTTCGGGAATTAGCTTATTATGGAGAAGAAAAGTTTATGTTATATAAGAATTATTTTCAAAAATACTTTTTCTACAAAAGATGGGGAACTATTGACTTGACTTACGAGTCCCTCATTGCCAAGTATGTTCAAAGCTGGTAAAATAGTAACGTCGGGGTCGACGTTAAATACCTATTGGAGAGTGACGGGTTAGGCGACTTTTTGCCATTAAAATCCTCTTTATTGCTGACACTCCTTCTCCTCTAAACTCAAAGACGGCTCTCGATTAGCCCTATGATCCCGTGGGTTATGACTGAGATTATGGATCGCTCAAAACAAATCAACAACAACAACTGACGAAAAGACTACAGTCAGCGAAGAACAAGTAGCAATGGTGGACACTTCAAAGAACGCTTTGACGTGTAATAAGGATATAGAAACCGTTACTCAAAACGAAACTATGAACATTATCAAATCGTTGAACCCTTTTGATGATCAGACACCAGAAAAAATTTTGACTCGTCAATATAGAATAGGAGAATTTACAATATCTCCGGCTTGGACCGGACAAGCATTTCAATTTCCGC